ATTACTGTCTCCAGATATACCCGAGGCGTTCAAGATACTCTGCGAGGTCACGAGAGACCGAGTACTTTACACCAGCCTTGAAGGTGTACTGATTACCTACACCGTAAGTCATGTCTTCAATGTCTGAGATAGTACGAATAACTACCTTGTCATTGTTTACTGAAACTCCGACTTCCTCAATCTCATCAATAAGAATTGGGGCATCTGGCTTCTTAGGGTCAAAAACTGCTGTCTCTAGCAGTTCCTGCTCTGCGGCACGAGAAATTGAAATCTCGTCCTTGCGCTTCTGAAGTTCCTCAGCATTGCGCTTGGCAGCATCTTCTGCTGCACGTCCTGTTGCGTCCTGGGGACTAGTTGGTTTATTTGCCACGATATTTTCTTCCTGTTATTTGTTTATTTGTTTGTGTTGGGGGGCCAGGATAACCTGACCCCCCTCTACAGTTTGGCTACTAGTTAGTGTAAACCTTAACGATAGCCTGGTCGGTGATGATACCGAGACCCCAGATGGCGTACCATGCAAGAGCGTGCTCACGACCGAAGTCTAGAACACCACCGTCACGGAGCTCAACTGGAAGTGCGATAGCGTGACCGAATGCGTTGTCACCAATCATGATTGACTCGTAAACATCTGCACCTGGGGTACCTGAAGTTGCAACTGGGCTTGCGTCAACAGGGTTACCACCGCCACCAGGCAAAGTGTTAGCCTTTACAGGCACACCAGTCTGGTCGCTAACTATACCGACGTTTGCGGTCTGGCTGTAAGCCACACCCGACGAAAGCTTGTTTACCTGAGTAGTCTCGATGAAGACGGTGTCATATAGACGACCAATCTCACCAAGCATGAAGTTACCTGGAGCAGCGTACTTGGTGACTTCGATGAACTCTGGGTTCGAGCGAAGGTCACGGCTCTGCTTAGGGTGGATGAACTGCACGTAAGTCTCACCAATGCGTGGAATGTTCTTCTGCGCAAGAGTAAGTGCGGCGTCCTTGATGGCACCTGTGGTGAGCTTGTAGTTACCAGTCAACGATGCAAGCGAAGTACCAACGGTACCTTCTGCATAGGTGTTGAAGGTTGTCGAGCTCGACAGACCAGAGCGGTCGTAACCATAAACAGCTGAAGTAGCAGCTGCAAGGGTGTTACGAGCCTGGACGTCCAGGTACTGTGCCATGTGGCGACCAAGCAGACGAGAAGCCGATGCCATGATGTCATCGAACGAGGCGTTCAGAAGCAGTTCAGAAACTGCAACTGCATAGCCGTGCTCAGCAACGGTGATGGCAATCTGCTCTGCGGTAAGAGCGTTGGTGGTCATACGGACACCTTCGGTCAGTGGGGTTGGGTCCACTGCGAAGTTCTTGTAACGAAGGAAGTTAACACGAAGACCAGGAGCTACACCGAGCTCAGTCTTCTTAACTGCAAACTGCTCAAAGCGAAGAATTGGCATCGCCTGGAACAGAATTTCCTTCGACCAGATGGTCTGAATAGCCTGCGAAAGCTGGCTGTTCGAACCTGAGTAAGCGGTTGGGGCACCAGCGAGCTGGCCCGAACCTGTAATAGCAGAACCTGCCATTTTTTGCTCCTTTCAAGAGCGGTCTTTAGGTTAGGTGGTTAATTACCCGAACAATCCCTGTCCACTGTTTTTGCTGTTTCCAAGAAGCTTGGAACGATTCTTCGCATAGTCTGCCATTGACATATTAGAAATGTCATTAGGTGAATACGTACGTGAGTCCGAGTCGTTGTCGAGGGGTCCAGAGGCAGGAATCGTGATACGAGTTCCTACCATTTCCTTTCGACTCTGTTGTGCAACTTGCGCAACTGAATCGAGAAGTTTGTTTGTACGAGCCTTGAGGTCAGCAATGCTGTTCTCAATCTCGTCCTTGGTGTTCCCAGAAACCAGGTCAATGAGTTCTGGAACAATGTTGTCACGCTCTTGTTCAAGGCGTGAATTGCGGTAATCTTTGAGTTCATTATACTCGTGTTCCCGCTGAAGAAGAGCAAAGGCCTTTTCACGCTCAGACTTTTCAGCCTCAAGCTTTGCAGCCCACTCTTCTTCCTTGGTTTTAAGAAGGTCTTTAAAAGACATCTCGTCTTCTTCTTTAGCCTTCTTTTCAGCATCACGTTGAGCTGCACGCTCACGACGTTGTGCTTCACGCTCAGCTTCAACAGCTGCTCGCTCTTCATCCCGCTTACGAAGGACAGCCAATTCCTCGGCCATCTTATCAATTTGCGGGTACAGCTTTGCCTTTTCTTGTGCACGAGCCTTAGAAATATCTTCAGCAGTGAACTTAGATGAGCTGTCTGTTACCTCTTGAGCTGCCTCATTAAAAGCACTCATACCAGGTGTGGTAGTCTCTGCTACCTCTAGATTGTCTTCCGACATAATATTCTCTTTTCATTCTCAGGGTCGTTTTCCAAATTAATACCACATGACCGTAACTGTTATTACAAGATAAGTAAACCTTATAAAGTATCTACATATCTATATAAACTCAAGAAATTTCTTAAGTTTATTAATCCTTATCAACTGTTGCACGTTGTGGAACTTTAGTTCCATATGCTTCAGTAACAAGGGTATTTCTAATCTCCTGCTCAGCTTCCATGTTTTGCATCATGGCTTG